CAAGCTATATCTTGCGTTCTTGCGAACGTTTGATAAAACGCTTGGAGGACTTCGAAGATCATGGAGTTCAGTTCGAAAGGTCCTGCTTTTAAGCAGTCCACCAGAGAGATTCGGAAACTCCGAAATTCTGTGGTTTGGCCGAAAATCCCAAGTCCAGACACCCTGACATTGAAAGTCAGGATGCGTGTTTTTGGGGTGATCCGAGAATGCACAGAGCAACACAAGCCCGTTAGGCTCGTGTATCCGTCCACCTTCGGGTAGACGGAGCACATCCCTGGAGCTATCCCTTTCGGGAAAGCCACTTTGATGTGTGCTCGGTTCTCCAACATTAAATTGTCGGTAAGAAATGAAGTGTACATAACGTATCCTTTTGTTTTGTTTGAGTAGCCAGGTGTCCAGTAAAGCGGAGCTCTTCCAGAGACCTAACTTCCAAAGTTGGTTTCTAGTTGAGCACCATGCTAATTGGACACTTGGAGACCACTTTTCGTCCCTTTCGGGTAGGCGCTGACGAGCGTAAACGGGTTTAACCGATACGCCCTTAAAATAGTCAGCTCCACAAGATTCTCTAAATGAGCCCTTTGAAAAGGACTTGTTAGAATTAATCTTTAGCCCGTAAGAATTAAAATAAGGGACGAGTGTTCGTAGTATACCACAAGGTGCGATTATGTCATCACCGTAAACAAGGATTTCCTTGCTATAGGCTTTGACAGACTCGTACGTGGGAATAGTACGCCTATGTACGTGCATTGCACTTATGCATAGTGCAGGGAACATACGCTTCGACGGGGAAGCAAGTTGCTGATCCCATTGAAGCAAATTTGTTCAGTTTAAGAACAAATCCACTAGGCGTCTGCGCCTTCAGGCTACGACATTGTTCGAGGTAATCCCAATATGGGGTATACCGAAGAACACGTCTAGCTAAATCGAAACTAACACGGTCAGAGGCCTCAGAGAGGTCTATGGTCGCATTGATTCGATTTATTGAAGCGCGCCTCGCACCCTCTTGATTGTACGTCTGGTCACGAAAGTGAACAGAATGTGAGAGAATAGGGCTACGCTCTATCCTATCAACCATATCAATCATGAGCGATTGCTGCATGTACTGCATAAAATGC